AAATATAAAGGTTTTGAATGTTATATTAATCGTGTAGGGTTTGATAAAGGTCAAAGTATAAGAGAGGCCATAAGTCTTACTGGATCAGAAGATTTCTCAATGCGTAGATGGTGGTTGTGTGGATATGTGGTTTTACCTGGCGATCATCCGCTTAATGGCGAGCATTATGATGATATTAATGATGTGGTTGATGTTCACAAAGGATTAACATTTTCCGATAATGGAGATCGAAACACATGGATCATTGGATTTGATTGTAATCACGCAAACGATGGATACAAGGAAAACACAGAAGAGTTTGTTGTTTCAGAAATTCAAAAACTTATTGATCAGCTGCTTGATCCAAATAAAGATCTACGCGCAATGATTGAAGATCCTGCATGGGGAGAGGGGTAATCTATGAGTGAATTAGATGAGTACGGATTTGAGAAACATCTTGCAAACTCTTATCTATATCCATCGCAGAAAAAACAAGGGGTATAGTGAAAGGAAGGTAAAACAATATGAAAGATATTGATAAAGTGGTTTATGCTATCGCGTTCGATAGCTTGGATGCAGAGATTGAGAAGGAAAAGCTCAAACTCCGAGATGCAAAAACAGAAGCCGAACAACTTTTGGTTGAAAAACGGTTGGCACGACTAATTGCACTTAAGAATGAAGAAATTAAGTATAAGGTTAAGCCGATTGACATTTTCAATACGGTTATTAACGGCGCTGCTGGGATTGCGGTTCTTGGAGTTGAACACACTGGAATCATTGCGAGCAAGCTCTGGAACCCGATCCAGAAAGCAATTTTCAAATAATTTACAAAGGGGTTTACCGCCCCTTTCATTTTTTTCAAAGGAGAATTTATAATGTCTAAACCTAAATTGCCAACTTACAAACTTACTCAAGATAACAGTCTCGCAATTACTGTCGCTAGCGACAACGAGAAACTAATCGTAACTACGTTTCAACGTTGGCGTTTTATGATGAACAACTGTAAAGCATTTATCCCAGATCATCTGATGGATAAACATCACTTCAAACAACAACGATTCTTGGTTACTGACTTGTCATATATTGTTAAGTTTGATAGGGGCGATAAGTATGTCTACAAATTCTTGGCACAAACTATTGAAGTGCCGAATGACAAATCTATTTTCGAAACAATCCGAGACCACTATAAGGAGAATAAATAATGGCAACACCAATCGTGAAGACGTCTGCTGAATTCAAAGATACAGTGACGTCTATTATTAGAGCGATGGCTTTAGACGAGTTCTTACTCGTTCCTAAGTCATATATTGAGAATGGCATTAATGCCTGGCTGGAGCGTGGAGAGAATGGTGAGTGTCCTGCTCAAGAAGACTACAAATGCTATTACCAATTCATCATGACCATCCCACCCGAAATGCACGTCCTAGACATGGATCTATATTTCTTACGGGTTGCTCGCCGCATTGTTGATAATATTCTATTGGCGATGCTCGAGACATCATATTACAAATCAGTATTTGATTACGCAGATGCGGAGAAGGAACAATACAGTCTTATTTACGAGGTTACTACAGATCTCTTAGATCGTATTGAAGACAGCCAAGACGGTAGTCGGGTATTCAAGAATACAAAAGAGCTGAGAAAAGAATTCGAAAAGTATTATTCGGAGGTACTAGAGGATGCGTGAACGACGCGGTTGTCGAACCGATCTAGTATTGACTAAGATCGAATTCGATGACTATATTGTTACGAGCATAAAGAAGCTTCCTCTCAAAGAGTTATTTTTCATCGACGATTGGTATATCGATAGACTGATTACAAATTGGCGACGGACATATTTAGATTCTGAGTATCGTAAGTATATCGCAGGGTTGCTTACGGTACCTAAGGAATCTATGATGCTAGATATTGATCTATTATTATGGTTCGTCGTTAGAAAGATGGTTGATGAGTTAATTGTATCTTTGGCCGAGGGATTCTATTATGATGAGATGGAGAGCGTGATCGGGGAGAAAATTCACTTCGAACCTTTTAACCATCATAAAAATGCTAAAGTTGACGATCATAAGATTCGTTATTTTTTAGACGTTTTGGACACTGTGTACGACCGAGTTGATAAAGGTCAAGACACGCTTAGCTGGATTCGGGAGGTTGTTGACCCGAACTATTTGTCTTAGGAGGATATATGAAACAACACGTTAAAATCGTTATGAGCGATAAGGATATGAATGATCTATCAATGGCATTCATGAGCTGCGATCGAGAGGTCGAAATGGAAGTAAAAGGTAACATCATGATCCACTTCATTCGTGAAGATGCAGACGTCAACTATTAGGAGGTATATTTATGCGTAGCTGGGTTAATAGACCTGAGATTTTAGACAATCCTAAGGATTTCACTTTTGTATCATTATTTAAATCAATGGTATATGACTACAATAATGTCGACTTAGATCCTATTGAGCGTGCCGCAATTACTTATATTCTAGTCAATTGGCGAGAAATGATGCTTAGCGCTGCGGTAAAGGAAGATCTTGAAGAAATTGCTAACAAATTTGTCGCAGAGAATTCCGTACAAATAGTAAACGATCTTATCAATGCGATTAATAACGCAGATATGGTTCAAGACGTTATTCAAAAACTTAAGCCTACTAGATAACTAGCCGCAGAAATTACACATGTTATAATGAAACAAAATAAAAGGAGGACAAAGAAATGTCAAAAGAAGTTTCAAAACAAATCGAGGAAACTGTTGAAGCAGTTGCAGATGTGAAAGATGCAGTTACAGAAGTAGCAGCTACCAAAAAGGAACCAGAGGTGACTATTGAGGTTGTTGAAACGAAGAAATCATTCGGTGAAAAGACCGCGGATTTCATCGCTAAATACCGCAAACCAGCACTACGATTCCTAACAGGAGTTGCTATCGGTACACTTGCAGTCTCTATCTACAACGCTGCTAAACAGCAGGATGAAGATGATGTTATTGAAGGAGACTTCGAAACATTCGATGACGAAGAATAAAAGTTTCAAAGGATAAGGGGTTTACACACCTCTTATTCTTTTTTTGTTTTAAAAGAAAGGAGAATCTAGCGAATGAGAGTTTTAGCTGGAGCCGTTATGTTGGCGGTAATTGGAGCATTGTTGAGTGCGATGATTTACACTATGTTTATTGTATTTTTCGAACTCGATCCACGATTTGCCGTTTGTTTCACAGGCTCAATTCAGGGCATTCTATTGTTCATGTGGGGATACATGGCTAAAGAAAAAGCTAGTAAATAATTTATGGCAGTTATTTTGGAAGATTATGGAGTGGTTCGAGTTACGAATCATCTACCAAATCATTATACATTTGTCATCCCTTTGGATGGTCCTCGTGATATCGCATTGGCGGATATCGCGACGGAGTTGAACGTCTATCATAACATGATGATGTTCAAAGGGGAGCGATACTATGCAGTGTCCGGAGTACAAAAACATATGGAAATGGATGACGCGAGATGGATCGCGACAATAGAAAGTAGGAGAATAAATGAGTAAAAAGACTGACTACGATAAAGTCAAATTACGTACGGCTAATGTCGGAGATCAAGAACTCGCTGAGAAACATATTCAGCCAGTAGCCAAAGGGCGTATTGAGAAGCCCGGTGTTGGTAAATGGTTTAGTAATGTTTTATTCGGTGAAGAAGGTTTCCGTGGAGCTGCTACACATATGGTACAAGAAGTTATTGTGCCGTCGATTCAAAACACGGTTTCTGACGTATTAGTCACAGCTGTACAACGTGCAATCTTTGGCAATGACTATATTCACCGTAGAGCTAACGTTGTATCATTCTGGGGACGTGGTAATAATGTAACTCGTATGGATACATATCGTGGTAAGCAAACAGACTACACGAAAAACTTCGCCCGTAGGAATACTCGAGCTAGTAATATTGTGAATGATATTGCATTTGAGACTCGACAAGAGGCACAGGAAGTATTTAATGTACTGTTGGCAAACCTCAACCAGTATGATGTGGTTACTGTTGGAGATTATTACGAACTAACAGATAATCCTGCGTCATTTACGGATCACTCATATGGATGGTCAGTATCTAGTGGAGGTTTGAACGGTGCACGTATTGTAGCTGCGCGTGGTGGAGGATATAAGATCCAATTCCCACAACCAGTGGAGGTGTAAAATGAAGAAGTTGGAACCATACTATCATTCGATGTTTAACATATTGTTTTATATCGTTGTGTTTATCATCTTTGGTATATTTATGTATGCCGCAATTGTTTTAACCGAAAAGCATCCTTGGTTACAAGTACAATTCGCAACATTATGGTTTTTAGGATTTGTTATAGCTTTATTTTTCACCTTTCAAGAAATTTGTGAAATAGGAAGGATTAAGAAATTGCAGAAGCGATTTCGAGAAAAGAAATAATGGGCAATCATTGGAATCGTATTATGTCTCAAGGTTTAGTTACCGGGGACATTGCTAAACTTAAGCGTATTGTCGCACGGATGGATACCGTTGAGGAAATGACATTACGTGATTTTAAAAAACTTCTGGATTTTCCTGAAGATCGTTTTGATCCGCGAGATCATGACTATCTATGGATAAAATCTAAAATTAGTATTAGACCTGTGTACGACGGGTCTAAATGGCAGATCTGTTGCAAATTTAAGAAGAAAGAGGCGTAATTATGCGTAGTTGTTTAGGGACTTTGTTTTTATTGTGCACGCCACCATTTGGTTGGTTTGTCTTGGCGTATCTTTGGGTTAAAGGTGATAGATAATGGTAAAACTATTTAAGTCATTTTTACTGTCATTACCAATTATGATTACACATATAATGTTGTTCTACGGCTTTATTTTCTTTAAAGCATTCCAAGCGTGGACATTCGTATATGTGATCGTTGGGCTATTCTTCTTGTTTGAGCTGACAATTGCCGCACTAGTATTGGAGGCCGCTTATGAAGGTAGACGTAAAACTTAATGTTATATTAATGATGGATAGTATTTATATTGATACATTCCATGACGTAGACAATATTTCACAGTCGGAAGATGGTAATATTTATACCATATCTGCTGACGGACATAACTACATATTTAGAGTGACCGATGGATTCAAGGTATTTCCATTCTACGATATTCCAGAATTCACATTCAGTCACCGGAGAAAGAAGGTGATCGATAACGCAGTCGATCAACTTATGGAGGAATTATATGCGACTTAGAATTTATCCGAAGGGTGATCAACGACCATTGTTATTTGAGAAAGTGGCTAACGTTGATTTACATATTCATCAGCATGATTGGAGTATCACATTCAATCATATTGATCATATTAATAAAAACAAGGCTTGTGTTGCAACAAGTCATTTTTCAAGTGTCAACAGTTCGGGGTTGACATTCTTATATGAGAACAGTGAAGATCATAAATCATTTGAAGAAACTGTTAAAATCAATCGTGGTTAAGAGAAAAGGAGAAACAAAATGAAATTACCTAAAATCAATACAAAAGCTATTAAAGCTGGAGCTAAAACAACTTATAACGCGGCCAAAATCCTTGGTAAGAAGTATGCACCGGTCGTATTAGTGACTACTGGACTTGTTGGATACGGTATCGCCGTATATCAAGGTATCAAATCTGGTAAGAAACTTGAAGCAACCAAAGCTAAATACGAAGCTAAAGATGCTGCTGGTGAAGAATACACACGTATGGACGTTGTTAAAGACGTAACCAAAGATGTTGCTGTACCAGTTGCTATTGCTGTGGCGTCTACTGCCGCTATTGGATTAGGATTCGCGATCCAAACAAACCGTCTTAAAGCTGTATCTGCTGCCCTCACTGCTGTTACTGAGGAACATGCTCGCTACCGTCTACAATGTAAAGAAGTCTTAGATGAGGAAACATTTAAGAAAGTAGACACTCCTATGAACCAAGTGACTGTCGAAGAAGATGGTAAAGAAGCACAATCATTTGTCCCTAAGGAAGGATTGATGTATGGTAACTGGTTCAAATATTCTGCGAACTACGCATCAGATAGTCCAGAATACAACGAACAATGGATCCGTGAGTCTATCCGTGTGTTAGAAGAGAAGATCGCCCGTAAAGGATTGTTGAATTTCTCTGATATGTTAGATCAACTAGGCTTCGATGTTCCTAAAGCTGCTCTTCCATTCGGTTGGACAGATACTGATGGCTTCTATATTGAATACGATATCATGGAAGTATGGAATGCTGAAGAACAAATGCATGAACCGCAAATCTACGTTCGCTGGAAGTGCCCACGTAACTTGTATGCGACAACAAATTTCCGCGACCTTATTCCAGGACGTAAAGAATTAGCTTAATACAGGAGGTATTATATAATGAAACCATTGGTCAAAGTATTATTAGGTGTTGCAGGTGCAGCTGGCGTCGGTTACGGCGCCTATCGCATTTACAAATGGTGGAAGGAAGAGGAAGAGCTAGAGGCTGACGGGTTATCTTATGACGAACTCGTTGCTCAAGCCGAGGCTAAACAGTTAGAGGAAGAAGCTAAAGAGCGTGAGGATCGTATGATTGAAAACGAGAAACACCTCCGCGAATTAGAAGGACTTCCAGATGACGGGTTAGATTGGTTCAAGACAGAAGACGGATTTATTCGTCGTAATTTGAGTCCATATGAGATTAACTTTGGCCCCGACTATGATCCTCTTACTGAAGAAATCGTTCAAGAAATGGATCTCGACGGACTAACAAATGAATACGTTCAGAAATTAGACGTCGACAAAACTCGTTTCTACAATTATCGTGAGGCAGATCGTCCTATCCGCGATATTCTTGAGTCTGTCGAAGACATGGCTCGTCAAATTAAGACTTTGAAAGGGGCAGACATGGAACACGATCGGCTTATTTACGATAAAAATTCTAATGAAGCATATGATTACTACAAAGCGCTAGTCCTAGATCGATACGGTATCACAGACCGTAATCTTCGCCGGGATCTTATCGCATTGTTCTCATGGGAATTCCTACCAAGCAAAACTAAAGTAGGTGACTGGGGACGTCGTGAAGATATTATTGCTCGTCGTATCGAGTACTTCACATTCGGCAACACATATGTTGATTTCGCATCGGTCGCTGAAGCAATCTTAGAATTCGCTGATCGACTATCTACAGACACTGGTGATGTGGGTACTGTACAAGAATTCGCTGGTTGGATTGTAGAGACTCTTGGTCTTGACTTCGAATCTGATATTGATCCAGTAATCCATGACACTCTCGTATCTTATATCGAGCATGATCGTGGAAGCAAGAGTGCGAATGATGACGGTACTTATGGACTCTTCCATATCTCCAAAGCGGACTATGATAAAGCCGAATCACTATATCGTGAATGCGGCATCGCGATCGGGGATATCTTAGAAGGTAAACTCGAGCCTGAGTTATTTGTGTATGACATGGAGGAAGATGATGAAGATGATGAATGATATCATCTCCCGGATTGCGCAAGGGTTTAAGAGTCTTATGACCTCTTTTGCCCTCGCCGTTCTTCGGAAGAAGTGGTATGAAAAGATGCCTGGCGATACCAAAAAGAAGCTGCACAAATGGGCAGTTAACTATGTTTGGAACAATAAACTTATTCTAAACCAATGGGCTAAGCCTAAGAAAGGCGGACACTGGTGGGATAATATTCCAGCCGACAACCATATTGATCCGGGCATGAAGTCATATTACTCGGAATGTTATGGTGTGCTACATTATTTAATGGGCGCTGAGGAGCGCTACGATATTAATGGTATGGTTATTCTTCATAATCATACTGGAGTACTGCAGGATAAGCTCGACATGATGAGTATGCACAAATTCTTCTGCGTCAAGACTCCAGAGCACAAAGATCCTCTTATTTGTGTGATCCGTGATCGTGATCATTCATTTGAAGAGCTGGTCGTTAGACACTTTGATAATGGTGCTAAAGCTATCCATTGGATCAATTCCAACTGCGATATCTACTCTATGTATCGTCAAGAACAAACCAATGCACCAGATGTATTTACTTTCGGCGATCAAAACACAGTGACTGAAGGACTGGGATTATATATTCCAGAGAAGACGTTCAAATAGGAGGACACCATGGGTATTAATAACATTGGAATCCTCAAACCATTTAGCGAACCTGACTACACAGAGAAGGCCCTCGAATACCGTGGGTCTTTTCTTATGCAGGCTCTGACAGAGTGTGTTTATTTTAAACCGCTAGACATCGAAATCGATTTATCAAAAATTGCCCGGGGTGGGATTTTACATCGAATTCGGAATTCACCAGGCGTAAACATTTATGTTCCTGGGTATTGCAACGTAATGGTTGGATATTTCACAAACAAACTTTGGCGTATACCATTTCCTTATCTATTGTTATCTGAGCGTAACCGCGACTTGAGAATGTTCATATTCTCTGAGGCTGCTGCGATGAAACAATTCTTGATGGATATCCGTAATTCGAAGACTAAATTCGATAACTATATCGCCGATGGGCTTGGTAAAGGATATTTCGTATCTATCCGCTTACAACACGACAGTTCTACAAATTGTTATGTGCCTCAGCACGGATACAAGATCCCATATATTAGTGGATACAAGATCCCACCACACTCACAAATTACAGACGAGTTATTTAACTCACGTATCGACGGACGCTTTAATTGGCCAGATGTATCTGATATTGACTACAACAGTCACTACGGGTTATATTCCAAGACAAAGAGCGACCTACACTATACTCCTAAGGATTTAATACTTATGGAGCACGACATTTTAAACACATGCATTGATATTGTTAAAGGAGAACATAATGACTACAATTAAACTTGACATCACACGCGTACCAGTATTGAAAACAAAACATTTCAAGAAACAAGCAGAATTCATCAACACAATCAACCCAGGTTCTTATGGATCAAACGTATACGATCAACTTGAATTGAACCTCCACACAATGATGGAATACCTTAAATACGGTGGTAAAATCACAGTTGCTATGCTGCGCCAAATGGCCGGTAAGAAAGTTGAAACTAAGGATCATTTCTTTGGTTGGGATATTGATGTGTTGTCACAATTAACTATTTCTGATGATGAAACTATCGAATTCCCGCTCATTTTCTGTAAACAACTGATGGAACCAAATGCCGATATCTTTACATATAAGCATTTAGATAAGATGTGCTCTTCACGAGCTGCTATCAATAAAGAAACTATTGCGCGTGGGGAAGCATATTTAAATGATATGCTCGAACTTGGGGCTGTAAACAAGGAATTTGTCGATCTTGTTGTAAATAAAGACATCTATAGCGCTAAAACTAAATAGGAGGAACCACTCATGGATAAGGGACGGGGAGTAATTTATATTAACTATGTAGATGACGATCTATATTCCAAGACTACTTATATTCCATTAAGTAATATTGGTTTACTTGAAAAGTTTGACACGATGGAGGATTTCTATAAAGAATATCCACAAATTAAAGAGATGAAGGGAGAATAGTAATGGCATTTACTGTAGAAGTATATGAGAAAGAAACCGGTATATGCGTCGATCGCATTAATACAACAGATATTCGTTCTGAAATTGATTGGTATAAGATTTATCCAGTTCCAACGGATTGTTATCAACCACCTAAAGAGTATAGAATCGAAAAATACGAATTAACAACACGATCATTCTTGGAAAACGGGAAGGCACTGATGGTTAAAGGTCGTTTTGACACCAAACCATTGCTATTCCCTAATGTATATTCATACAAAAAGGTAGATCTACACGACGGATTAGAGTATTTGCGTGTGGAATACCGTCCTTGGGGACAAGATCGGATCCAGGCATATATGATGGCTATGAGCATGATTGATTTTTGGGAGGAACAATAATATGATTAATCATTACACACTAGTAATTATTAGAAAAGTCGGAGATCCACGTATTGTTGAAATTCATGACAAGGTGGAAATGATAAAGTTTGTTGATGGAGAATGGCATGTTGTTTTAAAAGATGGTGTGGTTCATCATTATCCATCCGAGTCTTATGTATTTGAGTTAATCGATTCGTTAAACTACTACAACAATAAAACATTTACTGTATTTTTCGTAGACGGATCCAGTAAGACATTCCCAAATACGCATGATGTTCAAATTACTCATTCTAAGGGTGTGGAAGACACTATGACTATTGTATGGGACGAACGTGAGGATTGTCGAACCGTTACACAATTCCCAATGCATGAAATTACGACATATTCTGGTGAGGAGAAGTGAGATGTTAGATCAAAAATTTAAATTTGTATATATCACATATAAGGAAGGTAATAATGGACGATACGGTACATTTTCATTAGTTACTGATATCCAATATCATAACAACTATATCGTTATTGAATACTATGGTCGTCCTGACAGTACCGATACTCGTATAATCATGACCGACATAATTGAAAAAATTGATGTTGAGGATATGCGAGAGCTCGACGCCAAACGTGAATGGGTTGAAATGAACAACGCTGTTTGTGGTCATAACTTTACCCAAATGAAATTCTGGCCTTTTGAGGGTAAGAAGAGTGAGATTCAAATTTATCCTCTCTATGGTGAGCGGGATGGTTGTTATCTGTTATACACAAATGTGTTGGGTATTGAACGTAAGTGGAACCATGATATTAAGGGTAACGAATTATACATTCGTCTTATTGATTTTGGTAAGTATGTTGGATTTCATAACATTGAAAAGATCATCATCGTACCTGAAGAAGATATTAAGAAATTCATTATCAAGCGCAGCGATCACGAAGATCTAGAGATTAAAGTTAACGGAGGAACATATAGAGATGAGTAATGTGGTAAAACCGTCAGGATTCATGCTATATGTTAGGTATAATATCGAAGGTTTATGGAATCATATACGTCGCATCGAACGATCTGGTTCGGTAGCTACATATAAAGATATCAAAATGTATACCACACCGGTATCAAACTTCGGAAAGGATATTTATGAAATAGATTGTTACCAATGGTTATCACCCCTAACATCAGGAATGGGTTAAAGATGTAATAATTAAAAGATTTGAGGATAATGGAGATGAGTAAAATGACTGACAAATTAACACCAAACACAATGAAAGACCAATATGATCACCAATGGAACGTATTTTGCCGCAAAAATCACGACTATGGTAACTCATTTGAGAAGAGTTTGGACACGTTCGGATTGGTAGCTGGCATCGTCCGTATGAACGACAAATTCGAGCGCTTAGTTTCACTCAATGATCCTTCTAAAGACGCTCAGATCGCCTCTGAGAGCCTTGTAGACACCTTAGAAGACCTGTCTAACTACGCTGCTATGGCTGCGTGCTGGATGAAGGGTAAAAAGAAGGCTGATTGGAATGAACTGCGCATGAAAGAGCTCGATGGAAACATTGAGAGTATTATTAAGAATGCCGATACTACGGTTGTGAAATCTGAGATTTTTAGTCATGGCGGAACCTCATCTGTGGATACTGAGACTGGGGCTATTTATTTTATGCCAGGTCGTTGTAATGGTAAATCGGCTTCGGTTCAACAAGCTATTAAGGAAGCTCTTGATAAGGATATTGAGTTTGAGGACGATCATAAGATCATTTACACTCCAAACTTCACTAAAATGTTATTGAAGGGCCAAAAAGAAAAGAACGACGATGTTGATGTCTATTGGTTAAATAAATTAATTGATAACATGACTGTTGG